GACATATTACCAATAAAGGTACCTAAGAAATATGCTGGGCTCAGCATTGCTGACTTTCCTAAACCAAAGGTTGTAACGCCCTGACACTCAACCGGTGAAATGAAATCGGTACCACGTAGGATCGACCCATTTTTGGTTTGAATGTGGGTTGGTCTTGTATTACGGACCACACTTCCAATGGCAACAGGAGCACCCACAGTATTTGTACTGCTCCTAGGTCTGCTCTTGGCAGTGATTTGTTGTTGTTGCGGCTTAACTGCCGCAGTTCGAAGATTTTTATTTTTAGTCATAATATTTTGTGATAAATTTTGAGGATGTTTATCATCGGGCCGTGAAAGGCCTTGAAGGCCAACAGCTACAGCTGCTAATGACCTTGTGACCCCATTACCAAAATTTTGTTTAAAAAACTGATAATCTGCCTGTTTAAGGTCAGAATTATCAGCATAAGCAAAATCATGATTACGACAGGTTTCATCAAAGTCATCAATAGCAATGGCATCACCCCTAACAGAGGTTTGCGCTAAGCCATTGGACCATCCAGGCCCACACCAATTTCCATAAGTGAACATTTAGAAGGGAGCTCCAAGTATCTCTTCCAAATTTTCAATGTGGGTTTTAGAATATTGAAAATCAAGATCATCATAATATTCCTCTAGAGCTAATTGTTCATCTGGAGTCAAACCCCAAGCGACCATGAAATCATCACGTGCAGTCGCGGTGATTTCTCTTTCAACGCTTTCCAACCTAACGGCTAAAAAGCTAGCTCCACTTTGCATTTGAACAGCATGTTTCACATTAGAAACAACTCCATGTCTCATATACCATCGGTAAAATGATTGAAACACAGGAACACCACCTGTCAATGCTAACCCACATTCACCCACAGCCCATAACCACTTTCTAACCTCATTTTCATTGGAGAGAGGTAGAAAGGAGCATGAATCTTTTTCACGCGCGGTATCAAAGTTACGAACCATAACGGTCCCTCTGATAGTACGAATTGGTTTCATTTGACAGAATTCAATTTTATTAAACTCATAGACAGGTGGTTCCACTACCATACGAAACCCCAAATCCAGAAACCACTGGTCAAAACCCACGACAAACCGTGGATAATCCTCGCGCTCCATGAAAACAACACAATCATCACCATTGTTAATGAAAGCTATGTCCACACCGCGCTCCTTGGCATACGACCACATCATGCCGCACATGATTAGACAGTTACCGAGAGCAGTGTTCATGTCCCCGGAAAACCGTCGACCCTTAACCTTATATTTAAGGGATCCATCATCACAATAACCAACACCCCGATTGTTGATCTGATAACTTAGAAGCCGCGCAAGTTCCTTATCACCACGATACAGCATCTGGTATAAGCTATGTTCCCACTTCAATATTTCAGGGGAACAATGCATATCAAATTTGGTGGCATCAGCACCAACTGCTACTGGATTTTGAAACCTATTCCACTTGCGCTCTATAGCAGCTCCTAACTCTTCGACATTTACCCCTTTCGCAACCACAATGTCATCATCATTAAACACGTTACCAATTGCTTTGTAAATCTTGTGCTCAATATGCTTAAGATAACTACCAACCCCGATATTA